GTAAAAAGAATACAAACCTTGAATGAAAGATGTCATACATATCAGCCCTGAAAACCTCGATATATAAGGAATATCTGCCAAAGTCCTTATATGATCATATTTGTGGCCCGCAGTTAGAGGACGCAGGTGTGAAATATGTCCCACCCGATATCACAGATGATTTCACCCCAATGAAGACTCAGAATATCCACAAATCGAAACCAACAGATGTGAGACTTCCATCACGAATTAACAATCCACTGATTCCATACAATATGACTATAAAGAAATATATAGGTTCAAAATGCAAAGATATGGACCAATCAATACACGGACATCACCAGGGTCAATTGACTAGCTTGGAGTATGTAATTGGGAGACTCCAAGAGCATGACCAATTACCTACAGGGGTGATCCGATATGAGATGGATGATCTAAAGGCATTTGCACGTCAGAAATACTCATTGCGGGAGGAATTGATCAATCTTGCAAGTATGGCGTATGCCAAAAGGGCAACACAATATGATCTTTCTATAGCTGCCAAAGCACCTATCCCCTTTGCAATCTCACCGACAATATCGTCATCTTATATGCCGTTTATTGTCATGATACAGAGGCTGAGAGTGCATATTTGTAAGGAATCGACATTTCCCAAATTTGATCCTATACTTCCAAGTAGTACTAATATGGAGGCATGCTACACCATGTTTGATAATGGAGTGTATGTATATGGGATGAAGTCTGAAGGGATTACGTTTTTTTTGATAGCATGTGGAGGGCATTTCAGGATATATCACTCACACCTTGATTATTGGTTTGCAGGACCAAGCAGTTATCTTGACTATTTGTTCTCTATTGCTGATATCATGAATAATTTGGATATCCTCAAGGGATGTGATGAATATCAGTGGGCTACAGAATTCTTCAATCTCATGATCCAATTCACAGAGACTGAAGGGCAACACAATAGACAAGTGGACTTTATGAAAGGTATGGAAAGCTTACTTCTCAATTTGTCAGATTATGATGAAGAGTTTGCTATGAATTGGAAACCGATCTTGGAGGGGGCATACGATTTGTGGTTATTGGATAAATCCATCAATCTTGTTGAATATGATTTCGGGCTAGTCATGGCTCTTATGCGTGGTCAAGATTTTGTTTATCCTGAGAATTCACATTTGTGCAAACTGTTACATACATGTAAGACTATCTCACGTACACACCTCCAGGAGTTATCAGCTCTGCATAAACTCATATTTTATGCTGAAGTAGATGCTGAAGCCGGTGTCATGAAGTTCCTGAAGAGAGTACATACACCAAGAAACATTGACCCTCATGCTGTTCGGAACCTTACAAGGTTAGCAAAATGCCAATTTCTTATTGCGTACAGGAAGAAACATAATTTCTTGCCGAATATTATCGGACCGAAAGAGAAGACAAAATTACTTGAAGTTTATTGTCAGAAAGGTGATTATAACACAATAGAGACGTTGAACTTGAGTTGGTGGGACGACATTAAGATATTCAATTGTATGGACAATACGCTGACAAACGATCCCCTCGAATTTGCGAAAGACAAAGGTGCTGTAAAAGAAAAGGTTTCATATGGACCAGGAGATAGCAGAAAAGAGCTGCTCCAGGTGATAGAAAGAGAGGATTATACTCTGAAAGACTTCTTTGCTTCTAAGAAGATCGTTGCAAAATTACAGAAGGTGGTACGAACAAATCAGAAATTAACAGCAGTCCAGATTGAGGATATAGTTCGACTGATAGAGAAGGAGAGAGAACAGAAAATAGAAGCTCGTCTGTTTGCCAATGGAGAGTTATCTAATAAACATGCATTGAGCTTAATAACTACCAGAATGAAGAAAGCATTGGGATACTTCACGGAGCAATTGATGACTCCTACTGATAAGAAGAGGAAATCATTGATACACCAAGCAGCCAGAGACCTACAACAGCCGGACAATTACTCATTACTGCTAGACATAGAAGGTCACAATCAATCAATGCAGCATGCCAACACCAGCGAATTGACGGAATTTATAGGCGAATTATTTGGAGAAGTGGGGTGGGGGGAATTGGGTCATTATTTCTCTAGCATACATATATATCATTACGATGAATATGTGGACAAAGTAATAGTTTCAGAGGGCCAATTAGGCGGTATTGAGGGATGGTTAAATCCTCTCTGGACCTTGCATACGACCCTCATGTTGAAATTGTTAAGAGTAATGACAGACCTTGACGTGAGAACAATCATGGTATATTCTGATGATGTCAATGCGATACTGAAGATCAAGCAAGCTGATGAATTGATGGTACAATCTGTATTCAACAAAATAGTACGTCATTGTTATGCATTTGGCATGACAATAAAGTATTCACAGACAAATCTTTCAAAACATAGAATAACCATGCTCCGGCAACACTACGCGGATGGTATACGAGCAGATTCAACACTGAAGAAATTAATATCTATCAGTGCAGGGAACAATTCCATGATTATGTCTGAAGAGATTGAAGTGGCAGGGATATGTTCATCCTCATCATCAGCATTGGAATTGAGCAACCACAATGAAGCTTGTGCATATCTCAAAAATTATAAGATCGGGTTATTACTTGTAAGGCTCCCTCAGATGATATTGGCAAGACCATCCGATAATTCTATCATTTCAAAAGAACATCTCCCAGAAAAATTAGCCTCTCTCTTGTATTACTCAAAGTCTGATCAACAGGAATTGGATTTGAGGACGAACCCTGCACTATTTCAAGCAGCAAAGAACGACATAGGTGCGTACTTGGAAAGAAATGAAGGGGAAATGAACACCCCATTGTTGGAATCTGTTCTCAAGTCCATTTACTCTGAGTCAATTGCAGAATATAGACTAGTTGATAATCCTGATAGGATATTATACCTACAGGTATATGACAATTTCCTCCATGACTTATTGTTTTTTTGGTGTTACCTACCTACCACCATTGGAGGACTGGGTGGTGCTCTCCATCTCAATCTCATACTCTCTGGGCACAGTGTTGGATTTTCTAAATCAATCCATTACCTCTATCAGTGGATAATCAATTATAGTTGCAATCCATCTTTCTTCCTGAAATATTTGACGCATACCTTATCGATTGATGGCACTAAGGAAATCAACTTCGATGAGACAAGACTCCTGAGGTCCAATTGGCCGAATGATATGACTGTGACATCTGCAACGACCAGTGTCAAACAGGCAATCAAAAGTATGGTGAAAAAGAAGACAATCAATAGAAGCGTCAAGAAACTCTTTGAGTTGGAATCACAAGCAGAAGTATTAGCAAGAACTATGATCTGCATATTTCGGGATAACTTCCATACCAGGATTGCTCAATTCTACTATGAGAACACCGCAGTACACTTTGTTGACCTGTTGCTCAATAAAGTAGAGACAAGTTCAGGGCTGTTGACACAAGTGAAGAAATTGACGAATTTACGCAATTCACTATGTAATCGAACCATTCAGAATATCCGAACATCTGCTACCACGACAAGGACAGTTTATCATGTATTCACTGGAGCTGAAGATGTCCTTGAAGTATTGCTAAACCGCAAAAAGCAGATGTTCCCTGCTATCAGGTTGATCGAGGTAGAAGAAATCTTATATGATGACAAAGTCAGAGAAGTGGAGGCATCCCAGGCTTTTTTGACTATACGAAGATGTAGTCCGAGCCATTATGTGAATGGAATCAAAGTATACGATGATCCAAAGGTGGGTAATGAGGCATTGTATAAGGGTGAACTTCTTGATGATGATAGATTATTAGGGAATAAGGAAGAATTGTTAGCTGCAAAGTTAGTTGCTGTGACCAAATGGATGTTGATGAAACATAATCTACTTGCGAAGGGTCAGGAATACATATCTGGGTTGGACTGCGTTAAGGCGTGTAACGTAGCGTTGGAAACACTGACGTCTCAAACATTCGATCAATTGTTTGGATATGCGCCCACTGAGACAGGAGGAGAGATATTACATCGAATACCGAACATGAGATTTAGCTCTGCAACGTATATTAGGAGTGAGATGAATAGATCATTGAACTACACTACAGATCTAAATCAAAGTCTGATCACCCGGCTTGGCATGGTAGATAGTAATATAAACTTTGATTATCTAAGAATGCGATTCTTGACATGTATGATTATGCGTGACAAATATGATAGTCTAAGGCGTCTGGTGGTAAGATATGGATTCTCAAATCATATAGGTATAGTAGATGTTCAATTCGTTGAGCCCAAACGGACTTTATGCACAATGAATCCCAGTCTGAAGTCTTATGCCACGCTATTCTCTCATAAGTTCTCTGCGGTCCGTTTTAGATATTTGTCTCACTCCTATCTATTTGAGGAAAATGTGAATGATTGGGCGCTTATACCATCATCGGCTGAGCAGTTGACAGCAGAACAAGTAGGAGAAGATTACATTGAGGACATAATATTGAGGTATGCGCGAGATCTTGACAGAGATTACATGATGGTGATACCAGAGATGGTCGACTACAATCTATGGAAACCGATCATAACAAAATTGTCACAGATAGATAAAAGGTGGGGTAACTTGTCATCAGATGAAGCGCTCTTAGGAATTCGTACCCGACTCCAACATGTGATGACAAAAAGAGCGATCCGGACCACTGTTGATAAATCACAGAGGGTATTACTTTCATTGCAAACATTATATCTTGAAGGGGTGCAAGCACAGAGACCGATAGATGGTGAATTCACATTGTTAGCAGAAAAATACGGACAGATAGTTATGACACGACGCCATTCCCATCGGCTATCACATCGACTGGCGAGATACCAGGCAATCTTAAACCAATATGAAGCACATAAGCTCCAATTAGCACATTCTCTGATATTAGAATATCTTATCACTTTTCATTTTGTCACTCAGACACAAGGACTGGAAATCCGACTGGACCCCTATGCAGTATTAGAGGAATTCCGTGAAGCAGGATTAGGGACATTATCACTAATGATAATCAATCCCGATTTGCAAGTGAGGATGATGGTGTTAGGGATCGATTACATTGGGCGCGTAATTGCACGGGACCATAAGAGAATCAGAGATAGACTGTCTGAACTTGCAGAAGACATATCACTCAGCGATATTATCGTCCCCACATCTCTGCCCACACTCGGGGAATACAGTATACTCAATGGTAGAGAAGAGATTCCTCCTATGCTCGAATCAGCAAGATACGAGATGGACGCAATAGGATACGGTGCAATGAACACATTAGACCAAATTGCACCACTTTGTCGGTATGCCCACGTTTGTAGTATTGCAGGTGCACATCCTTCTGTATTCCATAGCTTCACAGGATCTGATTCGCTTGCAGCACAATACGGTTTGTTTGGAGCCCTGAAACGTGCCGGAATAGTGGATGCCAATACAGAGATATGTGATCTCACCGCTGGTCGCGGGGACGGACTCTATGCCATAAGAGCACGTGGATTAAAATGCAAATCTTTTGCATTACCAGATGTGTTCACAAAATTGTATCACCACCCAGATGTTGATCTGTCAAGAGAATATGATGTATTCAGGGGATCCACATTGAAATTTATTACGGAGTTTGATTTTGTGCACATAGATATATCATTCACAGGGATGCATGATGCCAATCTATTAGATTTGATACTCTTTTTGGAGGAGAATTCCCTGAAATATAGCATTCGCCTCAATAGTGCAATTTGTTCTGGGTATGAAATGACAACTTTGTCTAATCATCCCACATACCATCATAGCATTGCTTATGCAGTGGACAAGTTGATGAAACCATATCAAGTGTATTTAGTTGGATATCCAACTATAGGCATCAAGGATTGGGATAGTAATCCACTGAAACAAACTGTGGCTTTTAAGTCTCTCGCACTATCATACTCCAATTTGTTATCCCCACGGAACTATTTACTTAAATTGCATACATATGAGCCGAATTCTGCCAGCATCTACTTACCATCGGGGAATGAATTGCAGTCATATATCAAGCTTATCACCTCCAGGACATTGTTGAAAGAACAGAAATATTATTGTGAAAGGTTCATCGCAGAAATTGGTGCCGACCACTATATCTATTTCATACCAGAGCTCATGTCAAAACTTGCACAGGACTACATACAAACATCAAATCTCCATATACAATCCTCACCAGATGGACAGAAAATAAGTGATGTTATACAAGAAGTTGGAAATGTAAGTGACAAAAGTCGACCATATCATGAGCGCCATGCAATGTGCATATCACAAGGCCATCACAGAATGGTTCGTGCATCATACTATGATCTGAATGATGAACATCTCAAATTTTTCAGATCCCAACATCCACTGTCTATTGTTAGGTCATCATGCAATGTTGTGCTCGGAATGAATCAATTCTGTCGTAAGGAATTACAGTCCGGACTGCCTGCTATCATGGATCTCCAAGAGAATCTCAAGATTGATGCTGGTCCTAATTTGTCATTGCATCAGAAAGAATTGCAGGTCGCATTGAAGTTATTAATAATTGCAGCCTATAGGGGAGAGTACAGTGTCGGACCAAAATATTGCCACAAGAGGTTGCTTGGGAGTAAAGGATCAGCTCAGTCCATGGCAAGGATACTTAGATTTTATCGTCTGTTGAGTCACCTATATGACCCTATTTGTAAATTGCTCAATAGCGGTGATATAAGGATCGCAGATGTGCATGCAATAGTGAATGAGATCGAGATTCGTGAGATACAGAAATTCAAATATAGACAGAAGACTAAAATTGCAGTTGCGAATCCAGATTCATCCGGACATCTCGAAGACATTATCAATGATTCAATCGACGACCTATTCATTGGTCTTGAGAACTTTGCACAAGCAGATTATGAACGATTAGAGGCGGAAACACACACAGATGTGTTCGAAACTGTATTGGAACAAGCAGAGCTAACATTTGACATCGGGATCAGTGAACAGGTAGAAATGATGATAAAGAAATTAAATCTAGTACCCAGCGGACCACATGGGTTTATTGATTTGGGAGATGACCTTGATCCTCTTGATGATGAATGGTAATACAATTGGCAGAGAATCAGTGTATGTCGAAGTATCACAGATTGTAGTAATTCAATCACGTCCTTATAAATAGGTGTGCGTGTTTTTCTTGAATTACTCTAGTTGGATCTTATTTCTAAG